GCAATATTGGACTTGAAGTCGCAGAACTTCTCAATCTTACCACCAAAGTCGTCACGGACAGACGCTTGCTGTTCGACGTCAGTCTTAACCTTCTTGGCTCTAAGGGCCTCGAAGATTCGCATAGCCGAATGAGAATCGGTCTTGCGAGATGCACGAAGGGCCACCTGGCGGGCGGCCTCCGGAGGATCGGTAGTATCAACGACGCTCCAATTAGGCGGATACTCAGTGGGACCAGAGAGTTGAAAGCCAGGGGCAGCAGCGAGGTACATGTCGATGACAATAGTGGTGGCGTCAGTGACAGCGCCACCAGTGATGGGAGACACAAGATCAACAACGAGATAACCCATAACGTTAGTTTGGTTGACAACAGCATTAGGAGCGATGACATTGATAGCAACAGAAGGATTGAACGTGGGGTAACGCTTAAGAAACTTCCACTCACCAGTGAGATCAACCACAGTACTGTTGATAAAACCAACAGCGTTGAGGCTGACAGGAGTAGCCGGCGGAATGAAGGCAACCCAGGAAATGCGAATGCTACACTTAGCCAAGGGGGGCATAGAAGCATAAAGGCCAATGAGAGGGTCACCTTGGTAACGCTGATGCATCATAGCGAAATGGCCAAGAGGAGTCATCACATAAAAATCAGGGTCTGTAGGGATGGGAAAACCCATGGTGGCAAAAACCGGGACACTAGTGATGTTGCTGGCTGGAAGGTTCGCCCCATTAGAAAAGGAGAATCGAGCGACACGGCCAGGTATCTTGAGAATCTCACCCCATGTAGGTTGGGGGAGGGGCTCACCAAGAAGCGGATTGCGATTGCTGATATCAGCATTGGGCTTGGTCGCCAAATAGTGGCCCTCATTAAGACCAGAGGACCTAGTCATGTTAGGAACAAGAGTTGGGCGAACTGGCTGAGTGGCAGCAACCTCAGTGGGCTTGTCGAGCATGGCGGCGAGCGACGCAAGCGACTCGACGCTAGAGATGATGGTGGAAATAGTCTCACCAGCACCACCACCCACCACTGAGTTCGAGGAGGCTTTTTGGGCAGCCTCCTGCTCAGTGGAACTGACTTGGGATTGCTCCTCGACCATGTAAACGCGGCGAATAGCTTTGCCAAGTGGCACAAACGTCTTTCGGACGTCGCACCATTCTTTGACACATCTTTTGCCCTCGCGAAAGCGTTGGTGTGCCATGGCGGCAAGGGTGCTGCAACCCTTAGGAAGAGGGGTGAGGGCAATGACCTGGTCAGTGGGGCCGTCAGTCTGAACCATAGTTACACTAATGAACATGCCAATAGAGATGGCAGTGGGGGGTGTGGCGGTGGCGAAAACCAACGGAGTGTCGACGAAGATCACGGACTCACCAATGGCACCATATGGAGCAAAACTCAACATATCGTACCAAGGTTGACCGGAACTCCAAGGCAACTCCATAGTCACGGCAGAACCCGAAGCCGCAGAAAGTGTCATGAACTTCATGTTGCGCAACATGTGGATATCAGTAGTCCATTGCTTGGAGAAGTACGGGTTGAAGAGCAAACCAGCTCGACCACCAATAGTGGGATTGGTGTTCACACGAAGGGTGAGTGCAACAGTAAAACGGCCATAAGTACGGCCGAAAAGCTTGCCAACAATATAAGGAATGTTGAAAAGGTCATCAGGCCAATACCAAGATGTGAGAACGCCCTCAGCAGTAGCAGCGGGCCAATCTTGATCACCAAGGGGCCACTCCTTACGAAGGAGGTCTTGAAGTCCTTGATCAGGGGTGTGTTGAAAAGGGGTCATCATACCCTCTTTACCAGCACCAGTCAGCATGGTACGAGCCAAACCAACAGCATCAACATGAGAGGAAAGGCCAGCAACAGAGCGAACGCCAGAAACTGCGCTGACTTGGGCAATAACCTTGTCATTGACCTGCATAGTGGACACAGTATCAAGAAGGGGGCTGACACTAGAGGTTTCGGCTTGCTCGGTGACCTCGAAAGTCTTTCCAAAGGCACGAAGCTGGTCCTTGCCCCAAACAGTCTCAGGAATCTCAAGGATGGGGCCAACAACTTCTTGATCATCAGTGACATGGAGGGCATGAGATCCGATGTTGTTGTTGAACCAAGTCCGGTAGAGCTTCTCATAAGTGAGAGAAGAAGTGCGAAAGCCACGAGACGAAAGGCCAAGGTTGAGAGCATCCTGGACAACCTTGAAATTGTCAGGGCCCCAATCGAAGAAGGCACGCATAGACTGTTCAGCGTTTTGATGGACAGCAGCGCGGATATCAGCGTCCTTAGCGTGGATGAAGGCATGGATGTGACAAGCCACGTCAAGATCAAGGGGGGCGTGGACATAGCCATTAGCATCAGCATAGAGCCGCCGATGCAAATGCGCCGCAACCGTGGGATCGGTGTGGCGGGGGAGAGCCGCACCCTCCCGCTTGAGCATATCGGTGTACTTAATGCCGAGTCTCTCACCAACCAAAGCCAAGAGGTTGTTGGTGAAATTGTCGTTGTCTGTATAAACATCGACATCATCACCAAAGATCTTAGAAAACTGGTGGTCTTGGAAACGAGAGCCAGATAGGGGCTTGGTGAGGTGCCAAGCAGTGCGCACAATGGCACCGGTGATCACACAGTTGGTCCAAGTGGTCAACGAGAAACCAGACTGTCCACCATTAAATGAATAGTAAACAGTGTCACCAACAATAACGAAGACGATGCGTTGTTGGCGAGCGACCGCAAGCCCCGCTCCCAGGGAAACGAAGGGGAACTTGCGGTTGATCAAGCGTGAAGTTACACCCTCGCTTTCACCAGAAATAGTGGAATTGAGATGAGCATCAAACTTAATGGCGTCAACGTTAACGCGCTTGGGGAGCTTCTGCTCAGCGGCATACATCACACGACCGTCATTCGCATTCATATCTGAGCCGAACGAACAGCCGTTGCGATGGCGGCCACTCATGAGAGCACCAGGGAGGTGCATAGTGAAAGAGCGAGTGGCGAGAGTAGTGAGGAAGTCATAAGCGGTGACGACCCGAGAGGCCTTAGGCTTACCATCCTGCAACAAAGTACGAAGCTCCTCTTTGAGGTTGGCAACCACCAGTGGGGTGATTTCCACGCCCTCAAGGTACATCTTCTGGACCTTATAGAAGATGGGAATGTACTTTGGCTTGAGAGTGCCCTTGCCATCAACCCAATCGGCATAGTGGTACCGACCATTGTGGACATGCTCGGTCATGGAGAAACCAGCGCTCTTCTTAGGATCCATGGGGGGGACGCCCCACTCTGGGATACCATTCATGCATTGGTCAAGAGTGAAAAGCGCATCCTGAGGGGCAAAGAACTTCGGATCAGCAAAGCGAACAATGTCATCCTCTTGCTCACGGATGGACTGTTGGAAGATGTGGAACACATCAGATTCGGGCACAAAGTTAACAGTTTGAACCTTTGTGAAGGGGGTCTTAGTATCCCAAATGGGTGAGGGGGCAACTCCGGGCGGGGGTACAACCACGGGTTGGTTGGTCACAGGGTCACGAAGAACAAGACCAGTAAGATCATCATAGAGGGGGCTCTTAATGATGGAGTTATGGGTGTTCTGATAAGCCGTGAACTCTTTAGGAACTTGACCATAAGTGACGATATTGTCGTGGATCACCTTCGTGGGGGGAAGGAAGGTGGTGTGGGACTGACCAATGACGCCGGAAAGGACGCCATCCGGAAGGGACATCAGAAAACGGGTTGCTGACTCACGGGTGCAGAACGCCACCATGGAACAGCGAGT